GGCGATTGAGTTCTACTATTATAATATAGTTGGCTCTCATATGGGCGATTATACACCTTGTTTTGCAGAAATATTATAGTGGATAAATCGTTCTCTGAAATTATCTTTTGGTGTGGTTATTGCAAGTCGTTTTACTTCCACGATAAAGAAAACAAATCGGTTTTAACAAGTGGAAAAGTTTCTAAATATATATGTGATAAATGTTATTTTAAAAAGAAAAGTGAAAGTTATGAAAAATAAATTTACCGACGTGAAAAAAATAATCGGGAACTTTTTAAAGAAAACTGACTATAAGTAGTATGAATAAGAAAGATTTACATTTGGAAGTATCGTTACAGGGAGACAGCTATCAACTGTCGCACAGGGAGAGAGAGACTCTCGCGGTTACTTCCATACTTGAGCCCCTACACTTTGGACGCGAATTGGGCAGTCTGGAGCCTCCGAGAGAACTGAGGTCTTGCTTGAAGGTGCACTACGGCAAGAGACAAAACACAGGGGCTCAAATATTTAACAGGAGAGGGTTATGAAAAAGAATAGTGTGAGGTACTTAGAGGGGCTAGTGGAGAGAGGGGTTCGTATGAACCTCTCTGCTCTCAAACATTTTAGATATAGAGAGCGTGGTATAGAGAGCATCGTGAAGAAGGTGATACCAACAAAGCATAAAGCTTTAATGGATATAAGCAAGACGGCACGATGGCTAACGACCAACGCTCCCGAGGAATATATCTATGGCGAGATGGTGGACATTGATAATGCTATTGCTAGTAATTTAAGTTACTACTTAACGAGATATGCAAATAGCTATGTTGGAAAGATTACATAACCAAAGGAGATAACGATGAGAGATGGAGAAAAGTCAGATATACATTGCCCCAACTGTGATAAGAGGTTGTGGTGGTGGGGATACACTTCAAGCTCATTAGACAAGCAGTCGGCAGATATAGGCTTGGGGTGTGAGAATCCCAAATGTGAAGGGCATCACGTGTTGCCCGAAGATGTGTATGATGCAATCGTAATAGAAGAGGAGAGAACAGATGGCTAAAAGAGGACGTAAAAGAAAAGACAATCCAAAAGAACATACAATCTATATGAGAGGATATAGGGCGGGTGAGAGGAGTGCAAGGCGAAAGCTACAAGCACCACCTACCATTATAGAGAGCGTGGTCTCGGGTATGTTTAACGTTTTTAAAAGTAGGCAACTATAAATATCGGGGTGGCACGGCTTTGGGGTCTTCATTCCCCTTCCTTTCTCCGTGCGTATCCCTTTTCCGAGGAGGTGAGTTTTGGTTTTCTTGCCTCCTCAACTTATAAGGAGAGATGATGTATAAGAACGACAGAGAAATAATGATTAAAGAATTAATGAAATTAAGATTGCAACGAAAGTTGTTAGATGAGATGAGAGACGGAGAGATTAGAAGGTTGTTTTCAATATTAAAGAGGTATGTAAAATGAAAGTAAAAGACTTTTTTAAGTGGGCTGATAAGGAATTTGAGACCGAGATGGAGTTGATGCGAGTCAAGGGCAAGGAGTATACAGTGTCTGATGAAGATAAACTGAAGAACTTTAAGTCTATTGCAGAGCGATTGAAGTGTGAGCCAGAGTTTGTGGCTACTGTATATCTGCTAAAACATATGGATAGTGTAAGAAACTTTGTTTTGGAAGGAGTGGAGGCTTCTGATGAACCTATCGAGGGTAGACTAAGAGATATACGGAACTATTGTTTACTGTTAGGTGCATTAATTAAAGAAAAAAGGGAACAAAAGTAGCTATGGATGAGTTAAAAAGAATAAGTATGGATTTATTAATAACATTAATATACGAAATCAAGAAGAACAAAGAGGTAATTCTTACCTTTCTAGTTGGTTTTGTATTGGGAAAGATAATATAAAGGAGCAACAGAAAAGTGTTAGCGGAACTAGAAGAGATATTAACAGAACTAAGAGCCGAGGTACAGGCAACTCGTGATAAGAATAGAGAGTATTCTCGTATGAATAAGAACATTGAATACGCTGAACAGACAATGTATGTCGCGGGTATCTACAAATCAATGAGCGTGATTTCTGACTACATTCGCAGAGAGTTAAACGAGTTAGATAAGTGGTCAGAAGTACAATCTAAGCAAATTAGTAATTGAATATGCTTAGAAACAGTATTAACTTAGCGTCACTAATTTGGAGAAACATAATGGTACTGAATAAAAGTGCAGTTAAGAAACTGTTCAATGAAGAGAATATACAGGTCAATGTCTTGGCTTTACATTACATTGATGAGTGGGCCTTGGGAGCTATTAAAGAAATGGTGGAGAACGCAAGGGCTAAGGGGGTTAGACGTGTAAAGCCGCAAACAATCAACGGGGTTTGCCCTGTATTAGTATGGGAACCACCCGCTAGTGATTGATTTATTTAAAATATATGATGACTATATATTAGACCTTAAAGACGAAAACTTTGAGAAGCGATACGAAGGTCAAGATACGTGGTATCACGCTTCTGGAGCCGGTCTATGCGTACGAAAACACTACTACGCACAGATAGAAGGACTACCATCTGGCGATAAGGATTCTAATACGATGCGATTGTTTCGATTAGGCGACCTAGTGCATACAGATATGCAGGAAGCGTTACAACGATATGCAGATAAGAATGGTTATGAAGTGCATATAGAGAATGAGATTTTAATACCAAAGTATAATGTGAGAAGTTTTGTAGATGCAATGATACTAAAAGACGGTGCATTGTACGATATAAAAACCTGTAATGATTTTAAGTGGCAATCTATCTTTGGTAGATATGGTAGTAAACAAGCACCACAGAACTATGCTATACAATTAGGTACTTATGGTCTGTATTATAGAGAGAATAATATTAAGATTAATAAGATGGCTTTATTGTTTTACAATAAGAATAACTCTCGTGTAAAAGAAATTAAAGTTCCTCGGACATATATTGATATGGCTGAACGTTATTGGTTAAAGGTACAAGAATTATTTAAAGAAGGCTTACCGCCCATAGAAAAAGGCCTTGCTCCCGTAGAAGATTGGGAGTGTAATAAGAAATACTGCTCATATTTTGATGCGTGTGGCGGTGGAATTAAAGGAATACATTAAGTAAAGAGGATAACATTATGGTAAATAATGAAAATGTAGATTGGGATAAGGTAAATCGCGGTAAGGTTCGCTACGGTTTTGCTTTAGAATTATACAAAAAAGGTGGAATACTAAAGCCAAGCGAGATAGGAAAAATAGAGGGGTTTGTACAATATGTAATGGATGGCCCTGATTATGACACTACCGACGAGGGAAAGCCAGATAAATCAAACCCGAAACTGATGCCTAGAGATGAATGTAAGCAGTTAATAACGACAGAAACAGAGGGTTCGAAAGCTTTTGTTAAAGCAATGGTTCATATAGATGCCGAAGGTTTAAAGGATAATGACCTTGAAAAAGTGTTACAAGCCTTAAAAACAGGTAAAATTACTATGGATAATCTTCAAGCTTCCTTGGATAAGATACAACAAATCAAACAGTCGTATAAATAAATATGTCAGATAATGCATATTACGTACCGGGAGAGAAGACAAAGCAAGCGAGGATTCCTAAAGGAGAATATGAGGCGACCATTATTAACCTAGAGATGGTAAACAATATAAAGTGTGGTAAGTTTATTGCAGATGTATTTAAGCCTGTTTATAGAGTTGACCACCCAGACCACCCAAGTGTTGATGTAAAAGATGGTGGGATATTTAGATACAAAGAAAAGGTAGGCTATGAGTTTGAACCCAGTCGTAACTGGGGATTCGCTAAGTTCTGTGAGATACTTGGTGTAACCAAGGAAGAGAATGGCAAGGTTAGTTTACCCTATTTGAATGTAGATATGATGGACGGCTTCAAGGTAATGGTAGAGATTGACTACAAAGGATTCGTAAACAAAACAGGAATGTCAGTAAAGTATCCTGTGGCTACATTAAAGAAGAAACTAGGGGAGGTTCCCTTTTAATGGATTGGAATAAAATGTACATTACCCCGTCAAGCGATACGAGCGATGAAGAAATTAAAGATTTCATTGAGTGGGTAAGTCGTAAAGCAGAGCGACTTGGATTAAAGGTAGAGTTAGAAAGATACATCAAGGGTTCCGGCTCTTTAGATACGGTAAGCGTTGATTCTATTGAGGACAACAATGAAACACATTAGCGTTCAATTAAATGAAGGACAATTAAAAGAGATTACAAAACAAGCAAGGGATGAAGGCGGAGCAGATAAAAGATTTGATGTAAATTTACTAGAAGGTAAATTATCTGAGAATAAATGGGCAGAGTTACTTGAAACGATTGAATTTAAGAAAGACTATAAAGCTTGGAAAACTGGAAACATAGCAGTAGAATACTTCAACAGAGGAGAACCTAGTGGTATTGCAGCAACCGAAGCTAAATATGTGGCATATATTTTGGTAGACGAAGAACAAAACGATAACGCAGTTATATTTCTAAAGACAGAAATTATTAAGGCAATCTGTCGTCAGTACCTTGGCCATCCCAAGCGTGATATAAAAGGTGGGGATGACAATGCGTCTAGTTTAATCCTATTACCTATTGAAGAACTACTGAACCCTAAGTTTGTATTTGGTGTTGAAAGAGAAGAACCCGATGTACACTACGGAGATACTCAGAATGATAAAAATTCTTGGGTATATATATGTACTGAATGTAGTTTTATGCACAGGGCCGGAGTTAAGAACCTCCATAAGAATTGTCCTAAGTGTATGGAGAAAGACGCTGTAAATAAAATGGTGATACAATGAAATCAAAAAGAAATAAATTAAGTAACAGAGAGAGAGACGACCAACTTAACTACTTGTTTAAATCGGTATACGAATTAAGTCAAGAGTTAAGAATGACTCGTTCATTATTTGAAAACTATATCATATGGAAAAAAGATGTCAAAAAATTCACAAAGCACCTCCAGTACGAAGAAGCGAAAAGAAAATCAGAGGCGAGGAAAGCGGAACAGACAACGGGGAGCGGAGCTCCAGAGACAGACAGTTAATACTGCTAAACATTTTAAACTAGAAGCTTTCAACAGAGATAGAGGTGGAGCCCAACATGAAATGGGTGATGTAGAGATTGAAGGAAATTATTACGGATGTAAAAGAAGAAAGACGATTGCAACTTGGGTCAAACCAGAAAAGCAAGAAGTCGGTGTGGTAATCAGAGAAGATAGGGGTGAGCCTTTTATGGTCGTACCTCTTGAACATTATTGCTTACTACTTTCATTAGTAAAAGATTCTGTTTAGCGGGAAAATTGACAAAGTGATAATTCTTGATTGGCTTTAAAAATTAAGACTTTGTTGAATTCGTGTTTTTTTTTATAAACGTCGAGCCCGCTAAAAGACTTAACAAACAAAGGAGCCTATAATGGCATTCGAACATAAAGAAAATACTGCGACAGTATTTAATAACGATAAGAAGACTGCGGACAATCAACCTGATTTTACTGGTAAAGGTAAAGTGGGTGATGAGCTTATGGATTTTGCTATGTGGAAACGCGAATCAAAAGCTGGAAATAGCTACTATTACATGAGTTTTAAGAAACCAGACGAGAAGTTTAAGAATAGTGGGTCAAACAAGCCAGCATTCTAAAATATCTTACGAATAGGAGAATAGCGGGGGTGTATCTCTCGCTTCTCCTATAAGCCATACATTGTATCAAAAAGTTTATTATATCGCCGTATCGAGGCAATTAGAGGCACTTTTTGGAGCCAAGTCGTACCTTAAATTATAAAATGAAGTCTATGTTTAAAATCTGCCCTAAAATAGAAAAACAGTGTGCATTCTGCGGAGAATCCAATTGGAATCCTATGACCGATAGCAAATCTGACAATATATATTTATTTTGTGGAGCGACATCAGGTTATGAAACTAGGGTTGAACCTTTGCCAGAGTGTTGGTTAAAAATGACACCGGCTATGCGAACAAAATATAGGAAGCAAAAGAAAGCAGAGTACGAAGCGTTGAACCCGAAGACATTAAATTATGAAACAGTTAGAAATAAAAAATATAATAAAAGCTATTAGTTGTATTTAGAACGTTTTCTTTTTTTAGGTTTTGTAGCTGGGTCAATCATCTCTCTGGATTTTCTAGTCCATTTACGCATTAAATATTTATTAATTTCTTTTGGGCTTAAATCGTCTGCTGTTAACGGCCTTTCAATAAACTCTCTATTCCACTCTCTTATAATTCTACTTATCATTATATCGTTATCTTCTTCTTTGCCTAAAGAAGTAGAAGTCATCAAATCAAACAATTCTTTTTTTGTAGCTGTTAACATCGTTCTTCTTCTATCTGCTCTTTGCTTTGGAGTTTCAGCTCTCCTTGCTAATCTTTTTACACCTGTTCCAAAAAGAGGTGAAACGTATTTTGCTGCATTCCTAGCTGCCAACCAACTAGGGCCTAACTCATATGTGTTTTTTGTTATTCTAGTTGCGGCTGCATATAATTTAAAAGCATCTTGAATGACCGCTGGTTTTGCTAAAAACTCAACAGTTCTCCAAGGGCTTTCTGAAGCTATAATATCGCTTATCATTCCAAAAGAACCTACAGCAGCAAATCCTTCAAAAAAATCTTTAACAGTATACCCGGTACCATCTACATCTAATTTATAATTTTTATCATATATGTCTTCACCTGATAATAAATTAGAAAGCGTTGCTTTAGACCAGTTTACAAACATACTGCCAGCAAATCCAGCTGCCCCCAATCTTAGAAAGAAAGCAATATCTTTATCTTTATACGCTTGATTTGCCCACCTTAATATCATTTCAGCTTGCCTATAACCAAAGCGTTTAAACAATAAGAAAGGTTGCAGATATGGATTAGCGGCAAACGAAGGTTCTAGGAATACGTTTTTTTGTAATTGTGCATCTCTTGAAAACTCATACATAACACGAGCCATTGTTTTAGGAGTCATCTTCATACTTAAGTCTTTAACGCCCATCTCTCTTAAGTTTCTTATTGCCATGTCTCTTTGCTTTGCTTGACGTAATGTTTTTGGTTTAGCTGTTGCAAGTTTTGACCACCCTTTAGCCGCTTCTAAAGCAGAAAAAGCAGAGATAATTTTATTTACTCTGTTAATATTTTGAAACTGAAACACACCCGTGGTAGCTTCTGCAAACTTAGACATCATAGAAGTTTGACCGCTTTGATATCCAGAGATAAGACTAAATATCTCTAAAGTATTAGCTCCAGTGTATTCTCTTATATCTTTTCTAAATTGTTTATCTGTTAAATATTTAAAAGAACCTTTTATTACAGGTGAGTAGCCAAGTTTTAACGCAGTTGAAACCATTGTTTGAGTAACGTTCGGGACAACAGCAAAACCTAAACCTATTTTCGTTGCTACTTGAAAATTAACAAACTCATTTAATATGTTTTTTGCTTTAAAATTCCAGTTTAAATCCTTATTTGTTTCTATTAATCCGGTATACGTATCAAACGCTTTACGCAACATTTCTGCTTGTGAGTGTAGCTTTTTTCTATCTAAGGCCTTCAATAAAGTAAACATACCTTTTCCATCTTTACCTACAACTTGAGCATATGCAATACGTTTAGTGGCTTGAGATAAATAATTAGTTAAAACATAACCCGCATCTCTTTCATAGAACTCTTGAGGTAGTTTAAACTTAGTACGTTTTTTCTCTAAATTTTTATTTAAAACAACTTTTTCTCGTAAAACAGTATTTCTAAAAGATTCAAACGCTTCTGATAAAGAAACAGTGCCGCTACCTTTTTTTCTATTCTTTTGCATTTGAGCCTGAATAGAATAAAGAGCTTGTTTAGTTTGTTCAGATACTTTTTTACCTTCTAAATATCTCTCTAAAGTTTTTTCAAATCCCGTTCTTTGAATTAATTTAGAGCTTAATATTCTAGCGTCTAAATCTGCAATGCGGTCTATGTCTTTGTATAAAACTTTAATTATTTCAGGCTTAATAACTTGAGGAAAATAGTTATCTAAAAACGGAGCAAGGTCTAGTCCGGATTTTCTACCTGCGCGATAAATTAACTTAGTTATATAGCTAAGCTCAGCTGTTCTTTTTTTTGCGTCCGTTAAGGCTTTTCCTCTTAATGGTTCTCCAAGGCTATCTTTGCCTTCCATGTCGTTTGCAATTTCACGCCTTAGTTCTTTTTTTCTTTTTTGATTTAATAGACCAGACAACTTGCCAAAAACGTGAGCTTTTCCATTCTTATCTATGTAAGTTGATTTGTTTAATTTATCAGCTATTCTTGAAAACAATAAAGAGTTTCTTGCGTTCATATCACCCATAAGCTTAACGCCTTTTTGAGCAATAGGGTCAGTCATTAATTTTATTGATGGCCCAAAAGTTTTTTTAACCTTTGAAATTTTTCCACTTAAAATGTCATAAACTTCTGGAGGTAAAGCTTTTTTTAGCAATGACTTTGAAGACACATTTGGAACTTCAATACCAGCTTGACGCCACCCATCTAAAATTTCCTTGGTTCTTTTTAGCGCTTCCATTTCCATAAGCACTTCATATTTTTTCTTTTGATTTATTTTATCTAGGTTTGTATGGTAACCGCCTTTAGCTTTTTTTCTTAAAGGCATTGGCTCTTCTAGTCTTGCGGCTCGGTCAACAGCTTCTTTTATGTCAACTTCACTTAAACCTATTTTATTTGCTAAACCCCTAATTCTTCCAATGATTTGAGCATTAACATTTTTTCCAAAATTATCTTTAACTCTTGTATAGTCTTTAAAAAATTGTTTTTTAGGAACACTGCTTGGCAGTTTTTTACCGGTTTTTGCATCCTCTAATACTAAATGTGTTTCTTTTCTTTCTTTTCCTATCCAATCCGTAATAATTCTAACGGTTCTTTTTCCATTAGACCACTCTTCTTGACCTCTTCTTTGCTCTGCCTCTACTTTTGATTGAGCCTCTGCACTTTTCTTTAATTCTTTTTTAGCTATAGACTCTTCTATCATTTCTCTTGGAACTTTAATAGTTCTCTTAATAGCTGCGCTTTTTACAGTTAAACCACCAATCACACCAGCTGCGTGTATGTAAGAATCAAGAGATGGCGCTTCACCTTCTAAAATAGGACTGGCTGTTCCAAACACTCCAGTCTCTACTGTTTTTTCAGCACCTAAAGATGCAAGTTTACCATAACCTTTTTCAGTTGTTGCTTTTTGAGTAATGCGACCAGCTCCAGATGTTAAAGCTCCTAAGGTTGCTCCTTTAACTGTATCTTTTAACACTCTTACTGCATTCACGTCTCCCGGTGTTACCTTTTGGCCCAATGCAGACTGTAATCCTGAATAAAAACCCAGACCAGTAGCTCCAGTTACCGCCCTAGCTCTGGTTTGGTTTAATATTTTAGCTTCTGCTTGTCTTGCCAATCTAACCGCAGCTGTTTTTTCCATTCCTGCGGCAATCGCTTTTTTTTGAGCAAGCTCAGCAATCCCTCTTCTTTTAGCAAATTCTTTAGTTAAGCCTTTAAGAGCAGCTCCTCTAACAGCCGCTCCTCCAAGACCCCCACCTAAAAGCATTGTAGCAGCATCGGTGGGTGTCGCAAAACTCATAATAGTTGCTAGTATATCTTCTGCTGTATTAGGGTCATACGTGTCGGGCACTTGGAAGACAGGTTCTCCATTCATTACTTGACGAGCCAAGCCTTCTATACTTTGATTATATCCTTGTTTAATCCAATCAGGCAGCCATTCTCCGGGAATAAATCCATATAAACGACGTTCTTTTTCTGTCTGACCGCCGGGAAGCTGGTCATACATTGACATCATTCGAGCCCTTCTTTCTTGAGCTCTTTTTTCGCGCGCTGTTAACTCTTGAATAGGCATTTTAAATATTAATCTTTAAAATTATAACTAGGGTCTATGTTTAATATTTTATTTTTTAATCTATTAATTTTACCCTCTAATGTATCTTTCTTAATATTTTTTGTTTTTAATTGTTCTATCTGATTTAAAGCTCTATCTATGTTTTTTTGTTGATTTTTGCTTAACTTTTTAGATTTGTCTTTACCTTGATGTCTTTGAATTTGAGATATAGTTGCTGGTTCCATTGTTTGAGAATCATACCATCTATTAGTATCTTTATCAAAAAAGATTTGAGTACCGTATTGTTTCATATCTTCAGAAGAAAAACCTGAAAAATCCCTTGCAGGCATAAATGCACCTGAGTCTTCAGGTGTAACAGCTTCAACGTCTGCTGGGACGCCTAAAGAATCTTCAGTGTCCATTTGTAGTGGCGTGCTTGGTCTTTCAGGAGGGCTAAGTTCTGGAGGCAAGACGCTTGATTCCTCAATGGTAACGCCTAAATCTCCTAAAACTGCGTCTACGTCTTTATCGGGAATGTCTTCTATGTTATAAAATGTTGCTTCACTAGGAAACTGCTCATAAAAAGGAATTGAAAGACCCGGGTAAGTACCCTGAACGCTCCTTGCTTCTTCCATAACATCTTTTTCATAAGAGTCTACATTAAGCATCATATTCTCAATTCTTTTTTGATAATCAACTAATGATTCTGTTTTTCCTGTATTCGGATTAACTCGAGGCCCAGCTTCTCTTGTTTCCATAAGTAGCTTTCTTTCATTCTCCAGTTTTGTATAAGACGGTTGATTTTTCATTTCTGCTAGTGTTATCTCTGCGTCGTCTTTAAATTGTTTTGTTAAGGTTTGTATTAACGCAAAATGCGCATTGTTTAAGTTTTTATCTCTAGCTATCTTTCGCAACTCTTCTAATCCGCTTACTGGATTCATAGCTACGGTTGACCTTATTCTGTCTGTTAGTTCATCCTGTATATTAAACGTGTTTTCCATTTCACTTTTAATAAGCGGGTTATCTTTTACGTGAGATTGATTTAACATCCATATATTATAAGCTTTACTTCCCGGTTCAAAAGAAGATGCTTGCAATGTAAAATCAGCTCGCTTACTCGCATCTTTATTTATTTTATTATTAACTTCTCTTTGTTTTTCGTCATTTATATTTTTTTGTTTTCTTTCTTCAAATTCTAACCTAGCTATTCTGTTTCTTTCTTCGTTAGAACGAAAAACCTGACTTCTATAAACTTCATCTTCTATGCCTTTTTCTTTCATATACTCAAAACGTTCTCGTTGAAAATCAAGATTTTGTTTATTTCTGTATAGCTGAGGAAGTTGTGCTAAAAACTGTCCTAAGAAATCACCTTGTTTATATCCATTAGCCATTATCTCTTACCTTTAATTTTATTGTTATTAACCATAAGTTTCTCCAGCAGCTGTATCTTGAGCAATTTGCCTTTCTGCTTCTTCTGCTGTATATCCTTGGTCAATTAGGTCTTGTATTCTCATTTCAGCTTGCGTCATACCACCGTCTCCTTGACCAAAAGTAAAGTCACCTTTTTCTTCAATGTCTCTAATGCTACTAAGCAAGTCTGACTGAAATCCTTCAACAACACCTCTTCGTTTACGAGCTTGTTCGTCCATTAATCCACCATACTGCTGACCAAACGCTTGCGCACCTGCACCAGCACCTGCAAATCCACCACCCATATTTCTTTGTGCGGCATACATTTGTGACAATGCTTGCCTTCCTCCGGCTTGAACATCTCCAAACTGTTGTTGATATCCCATACCAAATTGTGGTAAATCTTTTAAATATTTTTGTAATCTTGGGTCACTAGCAATATTGCCCATTCCCATTTGACCTAGTGCTGCTATCGGGTCTATGGCTGTTCCATACCCACCATAAGTGCCAGAAGGGTCAGTAACGCTAGCTCCACCTGTTGCACCTGCTGTACCTGTTCCAGTACCAGTTCCTGTCCCCGGTGTAAAACCCATACCAGTACCAATACCAAGGTCAACTCCAGAGCCATCCCCTAAAACAGAACCGCCTAAAAAATCACCCATATTAAAACCACTAGCAGATAGTTGACCTAAAGCATTAGTATCAATACCCCCCATTGTTGGCGTGGTTTGTGTAGATATAGGAGACTGAGCTGTACCAGTATAATCAGTAACGGTACTAGTTTGCTGAGCTGCTTGTAACGCTTGTTGTTGGTTCATATTTGCTAACGCTTCTGCTGACATATTTGTATGAACTGGCCCTCCATGTGGATATTTAGGTATCATTCCACCTTGTCTATTAATATAAGGGCCATAATAACCAGCTAGAGCTGCTAGGTTATTAGAAGATGGAAATTGAGATGACATTTCTGAACTTGTAAAATCACCTAATGGTGTTTCACTAATGCTTTCTAATATCATATCGCTAAAAGGAGTATATGAAGACGGGTCTATAAAAGATGCAGCTCTGTCTTGTAAAGACTTTGCTGCGCTAGCACTTAGTTTACCCGCGCCCTGTACTGCTGGAAACTTTCCACCTGACAACATATCACCAGCATCCAACTTAAAAGAAGATGCACTTTGACCAAATCCCGGAGCAAAAGAAGGAGCTTCTAAACTTCCAACTCTATCGGGAATAGCTCTTTCAGGAGACATTAAATTACCGCCCATTAACCCTGCTCCTTGATAAAGGCCAGAGCCCTGTTCAATGGCAGACGCTTCAGGCCCTCTTAGTCCTTTTAAATAATCAACACCTTTTCCTAGTTCTTCTTTTATACCAGAGTAGACTTCTGGCATTAATGCTGTTTGCAATCCACCCACAACACCTCGTTCAAAAACACTAGATTTAAAATCTTCTGATTGCTGAGTCAAGTCATCTCTAATATCTTGTGCATACTTACCACCACTATAATCTCTAGGTTTATATGTAGACTCTACAGCAGTGCCAAGAATATCTCCAACTCCGGGCAATACAAGGTTTCCAGCAAGTTTTGCGAAACTACCGACTTTACCTAAGAAACCTCTACGGTCAGCATCTCTCTCTGCTTTTCTTTTTAAGTCAGCTAACTCAACTTGATATTCTCTCCCTCTTCTTGAACGAGCTATTTGCCCACCTAACTGGTAATTGTTTGACTTGCCTACCATACCGCCACCATATAATTCCATTAAACTATTTGCCATTTTATATTCCTGTAAATTCCATGTACCAAAGTTTGCCGAACTCTTTACGGTACACCCTTAATGTTTGACCACCTGCTAATACGACACGCTCATCTCCATCGCTCATCTCATTAATAGACGGTTGTTGTGTGGACGCAGAAACCTGTGTCCTTTTAGTTTGTTCAAGTCTTCTAAGTCTTACATCTACTTCGCTCATGTGACTCTCTTATTAATTGTTCTGTATTCTATTGAAATATCGTTAATTTTAATTGTGCCATTACTTGTCGGGTTAGACACCTGTACCTGCATACTTTGACACTCTACAGGAGAAGAGGGATAGGCATATAAAATATCCCAAACACCGCTTGTATCTGCAAAATTACCTGTAAAGTTACCACCACCCGCACCGGAAAAGTTGGCTATTCCATCTATTGCATAAGCAATAGGTGTTGTTTGTGCTGCACTAGATTGATAACTAACACGAACACCATATACTTTTTTAATTCTTGCAGGGTCACCAAAATCTATATCTTTAGTTTGCATAATCCATTTTGTAGCTAGCACAGCGTCTCCACCCGCAGTATCTGAAATTGCTCTAGAAACTGTTGTGTTACCGCTTACTGAGTTTGCATCAGAAAATTGAACATTACCACTGCCGTCTGGAATAAAATTTGAATAAAATTTATCTACATCTGAAGTTGGATGTTGTCTTTGCCACACCCAAGCTTTACTATCAAAGTTGTAATTATATACCCCATCAGTATCACCAGAAGGCGCGTGGTTAAGATTGTTATTTAAAATATAAATAGAATTTGTTTTTTCGTGATAAGAAATTTGAGAGTGTCTGGCGTTACTTCGACTTACTTTTTCAACCCAAGTAGATTGAGGAATCTTTCCTTTTATTAAATTTACTATTTGTCCTCCATTAAAATAAAAACAACCAAAAGCATTTACCCAATACACACCATCTTTATTATACCCAACCGCTCCTTTAGAACGAACCCCTTTATTTCTTTCTGTTGATTCTAAAAACCAGTTAGCAGGTGAAGGTGAACCAATATTAATAATATATAAAGTATTCTTTTTAAACGCAAACAATCTATCACCGTAAGTAGCTAAAGCAGTGTATTCATCAGCGTCGCCTTTAACTACATCTATAAAAAAACTACGAGGAAATGTTTCGTATTTATTAGGAGGCGTATACATAATACGGTCACGCATTTTTTTCATTATATTACTAAAAGTTAATGTCCCATTAGTAACGCTTCCACCCGTAGTAGATGCAGATAATTCAAATGTTGTTATATTTGTTACGGAAGCAACATACGCCCCCGTTGGAATCCCCGTGCCACTAACATTCATCCCTGTTTTAATATTAGCCGTGCTATCCATTGTTATTGTTGGGTCGTTATTATAAT